GCCGCCGCGGCATTGCCGCTCATGCTTGATTCCGCGACCATCGGCGGCAAGCCGGTGTCCGACGAGGACAAGACCGAACAGGCGTGGCGCAATCTGTTCAACGAACTCACCGATGGCCAGTTCACTCCGATCTGGCAGGCCATCGCCGAACTGAACGGCACAGCAGCGGACCCAAAAGCGGCATTCGACCTCGCCTCGCAGGTTCTCCGCAACTAGTCGAGGATCTTAAGATCTGCCGCCAGCTCGGCATCAGCTACAAACGTTTTCTAGGCTGGATGCCGAGCAGGGGCGATGAGGTCGAATGGGATGAGACGGAACGCAATTGGATGCGCTCGTTGGCTGAATACGAACGGTCATTATGCCCCATGTGCGGTTTGCCTCGCACGATCTGCCAAGACCCGAAGGCCGAACTGACCATGCATGCCGAAACCAGCGTCTGCTGGGCCACTGCGCACATGCAGCAGGCCATGAAACGGTGGACTGATGCGAATGGCAGGGACAATCCGGCCGCGAACGCCTTGGTGGCGCATTTGACCTGATTTTGGAGGATGCTTTGGCGGAGAACAAGAACATCGTCATCCGGTTGATGGCGGACACAGCCTCTTATGAGGCGGCGATGACCCGTGCTGGAAGCACTGCGAAAACAGTCGCTTCTGGCATGGAGAACACCGGACGCAAGTCCGCGCTTATCGCCAGCGGCATGACCGCCGCAGGGCTGGCCGTGGCCGCGTTCGGCGTGGCCGCGGTGAAGATGGCCGCAGACTTCGACCAGCAGATGAGCACCGTGCAGGCGAACACCGGCGCGACCGGCGCCCAAATGGACCAGCTGCGTGCCGCCGCCATCGAAGCAGGAGCTTCCACGGTTTATTCCGCCTCGGATTCCGCCGATGCGATCAACGATCTCGGCAAGGCCGGCATGAGCGTCACGGATATTCTCACCGGCGGCTTGTCTGGCGCTTTGAATTTGGCCGCGTCCGATGGAATGGCCGTTGGAGATGCCGCCGAATACATGGCCAACGCGTTGAGCATGTTCCACCTGAAGGGGTCTCAGGCTTCCCAAGTGGCCGATACTTTGGCGGCTGGCGCAGGCAAGGCCGTCGGCAATGTCTCCGATTTCGGCGAGGCGTTGAACAATTGCGGCGCCCAGGCTAACAGTTTCGGCATGAACGTGCAGGAGACCACCGGCGTACTGGCCCTGTTCGCTCAGAACGGCACCATCGGCGCCGAGGCCGGCACCCAGCTGAACAGCATGCTGATGAAACTGGCCGCACCGTCCGCCGAAGCGTCCAACACGATGAAGGAATTGGGCATCAGCGCATATGACGCTCAACATCATTTCGTCGGCATGGCGAACTTCGCAGGGCAACTGCAGAAGGCCGAAAAAGGCTTGACCGACGAGCAGCGCAACCAGGCGAACGCGACCATCTTCGGCAGTTACGCGATCAAGGCCGCGAACTACTTGTACGAGGCGGGCGAGTCCGGTGTCAACAAGTGGACGAAGGCCGTATCCGAAAGCGGTTACGCCGCCGAGCAGGCTGCCGCGAAGAACAACAATCTCAAGGGCGATCTGGAGAATCTGAGTGGTTCGATGGAATCCTTGATGATTTCCGTTGGCGAGGGCGCCCAAGGGCCTTTGCGCAAGATGGTGCAGGGCTTGGATACGCTGGTTGACACGTTCGCCGGTTTGCCGTCCGGAGCGCAGCAGACCCTCGTGGTCATGGCATCATTGGCCGGCGTGTTCGGCGCGGTACACAAGGCCGCGGGCAATCTCAACGGCAGCACCAGCAGGATGGCCAACAACATCGGTCTGGCCATTGACCCGATTCAACGCGTCAAGACGGCGCTCGGATCCGCGCAGACCGCATTCCAGATGTTCAGGGCGTCTTCGATGAGCGCTTCCGAGCAGATGGAGGCGTTCGGCACGTCCGCCAGCAAGGCGCAGTTGAAGACTGCTGGTTTCAAGGCGGTCGGCAGCAGTGTCATGAGTCTGCTTGGCGGCCCGTGGGGCATCGCCCTGACGGTGGCCGGCGTGGCGTTATCGGCGTTCGTCAGCCACCAGCAGAAGGCCAAGGAAGCCGCCGAGCAATTGCAGTCGGCTCTGGAATCCGGCAGCAGCATCAGCGAGACCATCGCCGGAGCCTATCAGGATATGAGCAGTGGCGGTGTCAAGTTGACCACATGGCTTGACAAGGCGGGTATCAGCCTGACCGATATGACCAGCGCGGCCATGGGGAACGAGGCCGCGTTGAAGCGCGTCAACAAGCAGATCAAGGAAATCGACAAGCCCGGCATTGGCGGAACCGCGGCAGCCGCCATCAAGAAAGCCCTGAAAGAGGAATCAAAGGCCTACGATGATGCTTCCAAGAAGGCCAATGAGAAAAGCAAGGCCGCCAAGAACGCCGTGGACGCTGACGGCAAGTCCGCATCGGCAGCGAAGGAAGCCGCCAGCGCGAACAAAGAGCTTGGCTCTTCCGCTTCGGATGCGTCAAGCCAAATCGACGATCTGGTTCAGGCGTTGTTTGGTTTGGAGTCGGGCAATCTGACTGCAGACCAGGCGGTCGACCAGCTGAATCAGAAGATCGGTGAACTGTCAAAAACATGCGAGGACAACGGCATCGTCTTCGACCAGTCCGGCAATCTGCTTGACCGTTTTTCCGAGGAGGGCACGAAGACCAAGCAGGCTTTGGAGGACATCGCCAGCAGCGCCCAGAACGCTGCGGAGAAGATTCTTAAGCAGGGCGAGAGCACCGGTTTTAGCAGCGGTGAGATCGAACGTGCGAACGGCGTGCTGCAGGATGCGCGTGATGCGATCATCCGGCAGGCCGAAGCCTCGGGTATGAGCGAACAGGCCGCTAACGCCTTGGCCGACCGTTGGGGACTGAGCTCCGACAGCATCAAGGCTTCCATCGACAATATCAAGAAGACCGCCGACAACAACAAGGCGAAGCTTGACGTTGACGATTCCAAGGCCAAGTCGAAGACCGATAATGCGAAGAAAAACGTTGATTCGGTCAATAAGGCTAAGGGCACAGCGAAGCTCGATGCCGACGATAAGGCGTCTGGCAAGGCCAAGAATGCCGAGAAGAACGTCGAATCCGCGAACAAGTCCAAAGGCAAGGCCACTCTTGACGCGACGGACAAGGCTTCCGGCAAGGCCGACAAGGCGAAAAGCAACGTCAGGTCTGTCAACAACGCCAAAGGCACAGCGAAGCTCGACGCGACCGACAAGGCCAGCGGCAAGATCAACGCCGTCAACGCCAAGAAGCTTAACAACAAGAACATGGTCCTTACCGCTTCTGACCATGCGTCCAGCAAGATCAATGCGGTAAACAATAAGCGTCTGAATAACAAGAAGACCACACTGAACGCTTCCGACAAGGCGTCCAGCAAAGTGGATTCCGTGAACCGCAAGACCATCCGAGACAAGAACTTCACGGTCAGTGTCACCGACCATGCTTCCGCGACCTTGCGGAGCATCCAGAATTATCAGATCGCCGACAAGACCTTCACCGTGACCGAGCATTCCAAGAAGGATCGCGGCTATACCGGAGGCTTGTTCACCGACGGCCACTTCCAGAAATTCGCAGGCGGCGGACTGTTTGACGGCTTTGTCGACCCTGTATGGGCGGCTGGGAATAGTCTGAGCGATTCAGTCCAGCTGCTGAATGCTTGTATCGGTTCCGGCGAATTCGTCCACAATGCTGCCGCAACCGCATATTACGGCGTCGATAACATGCGCCTGCTGAACGAGCGGAAGATTCCACGTGAAGTGTTTGCCACAGCCAATCAGATGACAGGCAATCAGGTCAGCGTACAGGTTGATACCGCTTCCGTGGTGGCGGCGATAACCAGCCTGCACAATGATCTTGGCGCGATTATCAGTGCCGCGTCCGATGATTCGACGGTCAGCGACCGTGACTTGGGGAGGTTGATCCGCAAATATGCGCGAGCTTGAATACGCGTCGCATGATGGCACGGTCATCGACCTCAACGCCGATGATCTGTGGGTGGCTGACCTGCAGGAAATGCGCGGATACGCATGGACGTACACGTTGGCCACTCGCGGCATCAAATCGGTGAGCCGGAACGCTTCGACGGCGAAAATGACCGTCCGCACCAAAACGCCAGCCGCATTGGATGCCGCTCAGACGGCTTTCGATTCGGACGTGCAGGCCGTTACGCCAGGCATGTTGACCGTCGATGGCGAATGGTTCCAGCGGGCGTATGTCGTCGGGTCTTCTCTCGGTCTGGTGCCATGGCCGGAATACGCGCAAGTCGATTACACGATTGTCCTTTGCGATGGCGTCTGGCGTCGCGCGCTGCCGGTGCAGCATTTCTTTCCGATGACGGCAGGCGCCGGCTCGCAGATTGACCTTCCATTGGACTTGCCGACCGATTTGGCTCCGTCGAAAATCGCCTTGACGGTGAATAATCCGACCGGCAAGGCCGCTGAGTTCACTGCGGTCATTTTCGGCCCTTGCGTCAATCCGTCTTTTCAGATTGGCGGCAACACTTACGCGGTTGATGTGACAGTGCCGGAAGGCGGTCATGTGTCACTGTCGGCCACTGGATTGCGGAAGACGATAACGTTGACAGCCGAAAACGGCGACGTTTCGGATGTTTTCGACAAGGGTGTTCGCGGCAACGGCAGTGGAAGCGGCTCATATGTTTTCGAGCCGATACCGGCCGGAGATTCGCTGTTGACGGTTTCCGGCAATTATGGCATCGATTTGACCATGTTTGACGTCTCGGGAGGTGTGCCATGGCGGACGTTATCATCGCAGACGGCAAGCTGACGCCACATGCGAGCGTATCGCAGGTGACGTTGGATTGGGCTTGCGGCACGGACGAAAACGATTTCGAACTGACCATCGACGATCCGGATGCGCCGGAAATTGAACGTGGCTGGTATTTCTGGATTGACGGCAGTGACGTGGGCGGCCGGATCATCGACCGTCGTGTAACTGTTTCCGGTGGCGTGTCCACGACCACGTGGATCGGCCAATCGTGGACCGGCATGTTGGCGGCGAAGATATTGCAGCCGGACGCGAATCAGGATTACCTGACCGTCTCCGGCAAGCTGCCTGACATCCTCAAAAGCCTCTTGAAGCGCATCGGCTTGGATTCGGTTTTCACTGTCGATTCCTCCGATGCTTCCACTTTGTCTAATTGGATGTTTCAGAATCCACGTTATGTGGACGCCTACACCGGCTTGCGCACATTGCTTGCATCATGTGGCCGCAGGCTTGATTTCAAAGCGTCCGGCAACAAGATCCTGCTTGGCATCGTGCCGGTGCAGACCATCGCGAACACGATCGATTCCGACTTGGTGGATTTCAAGGCCGAAACCAACCGTCGCGCGGTGAATCATCTCATCGGCCTTGGCTCGCAGGAGCTCAAGAACCGTCTGGTGGTCAATTATTTCGCCGACGCGACCGGCGTGGTGAGTCAGACGCAGACGCTCGTTGGCGCCGATGAAGTATGCGCCACATACGACTATTCCAATGCGGATTTGGGCACGCTGCAATCCGAGACGCAGAAGCATCTGCAGGAATTGCAGACCGGAGGATCGGTCGAGGTGACGTTGTCCGATGAGGTCGGCGACGGTCTGCGCGTGGATGACAAGATTGTTGCGACGGATCAGGCTTCCGGCGTCAACGTCACCGCCGTGGTGACGAAGCGGATCGTGAAAATCAATTCCGGGATTTTGACTTCGACTTTCGAGGTCGGACTGCCGGTGCAGTCGGCGAATGCGAACTATTCCGGTTCTTCCTCTTCGTCTTCCGGTGGTTCGACCGGTGGTGGCGTGTCTTTGACGGCTGGCCGTGGCCTGTCGATTTCTGGCGGCACGATCAGCGCGGAGGTCGCTTCCGAGGATTTGGAATCCGTCAGGCAGGTCGCCGAGTCTGCGAACAAGACGGCTTCCGGTTTCGCGGCGCAGATCGGCAAGGCGAATCAGACCGCCGAGGATGCGAAGAACGTCGCCGATGCGGCCAAGACCGTGGCCGACAGTGCCAAGTCGGGCATGATGACCGATGACGAGCGGTCGAAGCTCGCTTCGGTCGAACGGGGCGCGAACGCCTACACGCTGCCGAAGGCGTCCACGGACGTGCTTGGTGGCGTGAGGGTGGACGGCAGCACGATAGTCTCCGTTGACGGTGTGATCAGCGCTCATGTCGGTGACGGCGCTTCCGGGAGGGTCGTGTTTCCGGTCGGCTATGTGGTTCAGAACACGACTGGTGTCAACCCTTCCGTGGATTTCGGCGGGACTTGGCGGCAGTTGCCTTCGCTTGGTTGTTTCACTTTTGAAAGGATTGGCTAGTGAAATCGGATGGCTACGTGAAGTACGTGTGCGACAAGTGCGGCAAGACCGCTTACGTCGCCGCTGGCGATACGGAGGCGCGTGAATGGTTCGCCGTGCGCCGCTATTCGGCTGGCAAGGCGACCCGCATCGCGGAGGATGTGGCGCCCGACATCTACGAATTGTGTTCCAAATGCAATGCGTCTTTCACGACGTTCATGCAGAAGGATGACGCTTCGTTTGAAGCATGGTTGAAGGAGGTTGGACAGTGACCATCGAACTGGTTGACGGCAAGGCCGGCACGGCTCATATTTCGAGCGAGGACAAGGCGATCATCCATCAGGCCAAGTTCTCGAAGTCTGACGTGGTGTTCGACTGGGGTGATGCGTTCAAATGCTCGATGAGTTCGTCCAACAGGGCGACGGTCGGCACTGGTTGCGCGTCGATCCAGGGTTTGGACTGGCATATCACGTCGGCGGAATCGGTGACGATCTCCAACGGGTCGCAGGGCATGAAACGCAATGACATCATTTGCGCGCATTACCATCGAGATTCCGGGACCGGTAATGAGCTGGTGGAGTTGACCGTGTTGAAGGGTTCGCCGAATGCGACTGCTGCCGCTGACCCGACCATTCCGTCAGGGAAGATATTGTCCGGCGCGGTTGACGCGTACATGCCTCTCTGGCGTATCCCGTTGGATGGCATCACGGTCGGTACGCCGGTGCGCCTGTTCACGCCGAGGGGGGCTTTGTGGGATTCCGTAACCCAGCAATGGAAACCGCCATACACGAGCGACAGCCTCACTCTATGTCGCGTCGGACGCATCGTCACGATCAACGGCAACGTCAAGTTCGCCGGCAGTGGACAGCAGAACTACTCGACGGCGAATGAGACCATCCCAGAAGCGTTCCGCCCGCTCTCCGACATGAGCATCATCGCGTTTCCGTCCTGCGGTTTCAGCCTGCTCGTTATGCGTGACGGGACAGTGCAGATGCTGGGCGACCCGAAAGCCGCCTACTCCACGGCGCACGGCTGTTGGATGGCACTGCAATAGCATTCCGTAACCCTTGATCGGCAGATCTGGCATGGGCCTTACGGCATGACGGTACATCTCGCCAAAGTCGGCATGATGGCGTTCGCTTTTGGCAACACGTCCTTCACATCCGACATCAATTCCAACGGCCAGACCGTGAATGAGACGATGGACGCCGGTTTCCTGCCGGAGGATGAAGGCGCAATACTGCTGGAAGGTGTGAACGGGCAGCATGGAGCCTTGTCCTTCGACTCTGGCGGCAAGGTCACGATCAGCGGCAGCATGAACAGCGGATACTATTTCCGCGTCTGCGGCTGCTGGCCGGTGAAATAGCATTCCGTAACCCAGATGGATGACTGGGTCGTAGTCGCGCGCCCTAGAGGCTATGACGCCTACTGCGTCGCGTCCATGATCTTCAAGCCGAACACGAACACGTCAATAGACATCAAGCTGCCGATCGAAGCGGCAAACTGGAATTCATACTCCGTCGAATTGCAGTTGATGAACGACGCTAAAAACAAAGTGCCGTCGTTCAACAACATCTCGATGATTACGAACAGTCATTCGGCAAAAGGATTTCAGCTTGTCGCATGGAACGCCAGCGGCGCGTCGCTGAGCTATCGCATCGCCGTGACTGTCCACGTCTTCGACGCGAAGCAGTAGTTTTCCGTACCCACAGACGCTTATCACCTCGCGGCAGTGGTCAGAACGGCGACTTTTTCGCCACGACGATGACCTATCTCATGGCCGAAACCGTCGTCACCGGAAACGATACGCTGCCGGCATGCCATGTGCTTGCGGGAATGGTCGCATCATACGACGTGCGGAAGGAAATCGTGTTTCCCGCGGCGTACAGAAAACGATTCTGCATCCGGTCTTCATAGGAATTGTCTGCGAACATGTTGAAGCCTTCGCTGGCGGACTGCACGTCCATGCTTGCCAGGGGCACTCCATTCCACGCCTTATTGACGAAAGTCCCTTTGTTGACCCACCGGCAGTAGACGGTCGCCAAACCATTGACGACGTATCCACTGATCGTGAATTCCGGGTCGGAGGTCAGTTTCGTGAAACGAATCGGGGTTACGGAAAGCTATGACTGCTGCTTGAATGCCACCCAGTAAACGCGCACGGGTTGCGGATCATTCACCCACTCGTGATTATCCGCACGGCGAATACGGAAACGCAATCTGCTGTCGGTCATATCCCAAAAGAACGCTTCGAAAATCCTTCCCGCGGCATCCGACATACCGTTCGGGCACAGCTGGCACAATACGAAAACGCCATCGGTCGTTCGGAATGGATTATCGGCCGTCACCATGCCGTCGCGGTCGGTGGCGGTACTAATCAATCCGCAATGGGGTACGGAAAGCTAGCGGATTGGGTATGTGACGGTTCCGGCGCACTGTTGGCTACTGCCTGTCGAACCGAAGTTAGCAATTCGGATGACACCGTTCGCTTGAACAATCAACATTCGCGAGGTCTGACCGTTGGACACGCAGCACATGCCGTTGACTTCAACCGGAGGCCAATACTCTCGTGGCAGAACGTACTTGCACTGTTTCGCATCCCAACTGCCAGCACCAATCGTGCCGCTGAACTTCACGAATATCAACGTTCCGGTTTTGATGACGGTGAACCCTTCGCCGTCGTACAGGGTTACGGAATGCTATCAGCAGGTCAATATGAGTTTCTGCCATGCTTTCTGCATGTCCTTGAGGACGCTCAGATCAGGCTTCAAATAATATCTGGCGGTGGTTTGGATGTCGGAGTGTCCGAGCTGCCGTGCGACCACGCTGATGTCGGTTCCGGCCTTGATCGCCAACGTGCCGAACGTGTGGCGCAGGTTGCGTGGAGGCACGCATGGCAGTTTCATGCGCCTGCACCAACTGCGGTAGTGGTTCGCCACTTGGTTCGCGTTCAGGTTGCCGACCAGTCGGCCGGTCTTCGTGCCGTGGCGTAGTTCCGCCAAGCGTTTGACCGCGAACCGTGGCAATGCGACGGTACGTCGACTCAGATCGGTCTTCGGTTCGGTCACGGTCTCATGGCCCGCCACCCACTGCACCGACCTTTTCACCGTGACGGTGCCGCGACGCAAATCCAAGTCGGCCCATTCCAAGCCGACCGACTCGCAGCGGCGCAATCCCGCGCACACGGACACCAATAGCCATGCTTCGAGCGGATGCCCGTAGAAGCCTTTCAACAGTCGTCGTACTTCCGGCGTGGATAGTACTTGCGGCTCGTAATGCCGTAGGTGTGGCAGGGGGTATTCCCGGCCGGGCCGCCCCGTGGTCCCGGCGGCACCCCCCCCACG